CGATCTAAACCGATCCAATCTACGCCGGAGATTCAGCCAATATACTGCATTATGGGGACACGGTTAGCCAGATCGCAACAAAATACGATTTGGACACGCTCACTTTTTTGAGGGTGGAAACCGATCCAATCTACGCCGGAGATTCAGCCAATATACTGCATTATGGGGACACGGTTAGCCAGATCGCAACAAAATACGATTTGGACACGCTCACTTTTCTGAGGGTGGAAACCGATCCAATCTATGCAGCTGACTCCGCTACGCTGTTGCATTTTACTGATACGCTGGCCACGCTGGCCACTAAATACGATCTGGACACTTTATCGCGGCCAACCATAACCGGAACAGTTAACAGGATACCTATTTTTAACGGGATACACAGCATTGGCAATTCGCCATTTTACACCTCCGGAGCCGATACCGCTTTGCTGTCAACAAATAAAACAACCGGATCATTTGGAAAGAACCTATTCGCTGGAAGTGGTGGACAACAAGTCACTTCACCGACCGATATTTATCAGGGCAGTCAGAATACCACGTTTGGGATCGGGGCTGGCGATTCGATAACGTCTGGGGACGTTAATACATTTGTGGGGCGTATGGCTGGGAATAGCACAAAATCTGGATTTTCCAATATAATGATAGGTGGGTTTGCCGGGCAGTCCAATAATGACGGCACCTCGAACATCATGATAGGTAATTCAGCTGGGAAATACTTTGTCGGGACCAATCCACTCACTTCGCCAAACGGTGGGCTATACATTGGTCACAATACAGTGAGCCTATTGGAAAACCAGCAGAATGAGATTGTCATTGGAAATAGTGCTGTCGGGCATGGGTCGAATACGGCAACTTATGGCGACTTGAATATAACCGATCATTATTTTGGCGGGGTAATTAATTCAGATGACTCTGTTTTGGTTGCACTTAGGGCGTACAATGCAACTACTTTTAAAAATTCAAAGCGGGCTGTATCGGAGGACGCGTTTCGAGACAAGATCGAATCGCTTTCAACCGGGGCGCCGGGCGGATCAGATAACCAACTGCAATACAAAAACGGTACTGCCTTTGCCGGGGCAACATCGTTTCTATACTACAATACCGGAGATAGTGCGGCATTGAAAACCGATTTACGGATACAGCGGGATGAATTTTTGGGATTCGGAAATGCCTATTACACCAAAATGGGGTATGTTTCATCCGGAACCAATGCCGGATACTGGGTACTTGGTAATTCCGACTTTAGCAAGCAGGGGATTTTATACAATCCATCGGATGGGTCAGTTCGTTTGAAATTTGGCAATTCCGTTGAATTAACAACCGAACTAAATATTGTAAACATCGAACATAGGCTAAACGTCTATGATTCAATTCAGCAACCGAAGCGGGCGTATAATGCGACAACTTGGAAAGACTCAAACCGTCCGGCCGGAGAGGATGCCGTTAGGGATAAGTTTGAATCACTTACCGCCGGCGCTCCAGTTGATGCGACATACATAACCCAAACAGCCAATGCCACGCTAACAAACGAACAGGCATTAGGCGCACTTGGAACAGGGATACTGAAAAACACTACCACAACCGGAGTATTAAGTATAGCATCAGCCGGTGATTTCCCTACGCTGAACCAAAACACAACCGGAACTGCACAGATTGGTACTACCGTGGCTACCGCATCGGAAACCGGTGATTCGCAATGTTTTCCGGTATTCATCGCCGCAACAGCCAGTCCTCAGGGAATAAAATACGATGCAACTTATTATCAATATAACGCATCTGCTCATAAGTTAACCGTACCAACAGTTAACGCCACAACTGGATTTCAGGTTAATGGGGTCGCGATAGAGCCGATTTACTCGGTAAAAAAATCATATTCAAACGATTCAATAAAAAACGCCTATGAGGTTCCATTGACCGTAATAGCAGCACCAGGGTCAGGTAAGGCGGTAGTGGTTGACTGTGCACTAACTTTTGTAAGAGTAAACTATTCATCATCAGCCTTTACGGCCACCGGAATAAATCTATTTGCAAGGGGTGTGGCAGATCAATCACTTAACGGCCAAATCGTAATAACAGAATACGCAGTCAATACAGGTTCAACCATAATAGCGCCTACTTTTGCTACTGCTACATTGGGCACAGAAGTAGCAAAGGATAATCAACCTATACTGTTAAAACCACAGGCCGACATAACAGCCGGCGGCGGGTCTATTGATTTATACATTGTTTACCGAATCATAACATTGTAATATTTCGTAACTTTGAAAAAAATATCATGGCAGATTTAACCAAACCAGCACGAATTGACCTCGAAATGTGGGAAGGAGATACCGGAACAATCACATTCCGCATACCCGCGTATTATTCCATGACTGGGAAATCAGGCCGCTTCCAGATTCGCGAAAAATCGGGCCGCCTGATTGTTAATAAATACGCATCAAACGGTGCTGAAGTATCCGGGAATGACATAAACGTAACCTTTGCGGTATTGGATACAAGCGGTAAGGCGGGCGTATATGAGTACGAGGTAGAGGCATACACCAGCACAACGCTTGTTAACACGCTGATAAACGGCACTTGGGCAATTAACCGCCAAATATCTAAGCCATGATCATCGAAGTAAAAGACATCGAGATACTTGGTATCGTTACTTTTGGGTCGAAGGAGACATTGGCCACGGGGCCGACCGGCAACGGCATTGCATCTATTGAACTAACCAGCACGGTCGGGTTAGTCAAAACATATACTATTACCTATACCAACGGCACAACCACCACCTTTGAGATATCAGACGGGGAGGATGGCAGCACTCCTGTTATCACCTTTGTCGGTACGGTGATCTATGTCGATGGGGTTGCGGGGCCTGATCTTAAGGGCGAACAAGGCGATCCGGGGCCGAACGAGGTAAGCACAGACACCGATTCATCGCTTGATGACGGCCTGATAAAGACCGAATCGGGCAAGTTAGTAAAGGCAGTCGGGGCCATTGACTATATGCCGGCCTACAATATAGACGACTTCGATGAATGGGAAACTGGCATAGGGTATTTTGTTGGTGATACTGTGTACGTTATTTCCGAACTGATAACCAATAGGCTGGTCTATTCCAACTATATCTGCAAAGAGGCGCACACATCGACCACTGGGCCGGACGCTGACGATTCCGATAAATGGATATTAGTTAATGATATTATTGACGATTTGCGGCTCGATAGCGTTACCGGCATCCCGCTCTGTGACGGTGAAGGTGGGGTTACCGCCGCTGTTCCCGCCATTGACTATATGCCCGCGTATGACCCGTCTGAATTTGTCGCATGGCAGGATGAAACTGTTTATGATATTGGTGATAAGGTTACTGCATCAATACCTAAATATCTGTTATACCTAATTTGTAAAAAAGAACATATATCGGATACAACTTACGATCCAACAAAATTTATAACGGTATACGTTCAAGACATCAGACTTGATACGATTGAGGGTATAGTTGTCATCGACACAGAAGGAAATTCATCCGCAGCCGCCCAGTCCGACATTGAGGAGATACTGACCGGAGAGATCACGAGCCACACACATCAAAAAGAGGTGCAACTGGTATTGATTGACGGGGCGACAACGTTGGCAACGGGTGACGGTCAGGCTGAAATGATGATACCGCCGTCACTAAACAACTATTATATTGTAGCCTGTTACGCCGCCGTTTCCACCGCTTCGAGTTCGGGTCTGCCAACATTCCAGATCCGCAAAAACTCAACCGATCTGTTAAGCACAAAGTTGACCATTGACGCGACCGAGTTGACCAGCCTGACCGCAACAGCAGGCGCGGAGATTATCACCGCAAATAGTCAGGTCGCGTCTGGCGATCAGGTTTATATTGACTGTGATGTAGCCGGAACGGGGGCAAAGGGCGCAAAGGTCGTATTACTATTCTCAACCACATTTCCGTCATGACAACCCGATACACAGCCTTTCTGACCGCCTATGACGCGGGTAAGTTCAAGGACACTACATCGCTATCGGTCAAACTTTGTGATGCGGAATACGCGCCGGATGAAAACCACACGCTAAAAGACATTAACGGGGTCATTTTGACCGCGACGGGTGTGCTGACTTGGCGCGAATTTCGCACAAACGGGATGAGCGATATAATGGACTTGCTGAAAAACCGCGCAACCGAGTACCGCGAAAAGTACCCGGATCGGGTCAGCGCGGAACTATCCGATGCGGAGGTGAAGTATTATGTGGTCTATTCCGGCGGGTTGGGCGTGCCGTGCTTTTGTGAGGAGGTGACAAATGGCTAATCGGTATCTGGTTGCGGGGTCTGGAGGCACAAAGAATTGGAGCGACACCTCGATTTGGTCGGCAAGTAGTGGCGGGTCAACGGGAGAAACCGCCCCGACTTCATCCGATGCGGTGATAATGGATGCCGCGTCTTTGTCCGGCTCGTTGGTACTGACCTTAGACGCTAATTCCGCTTGTGCCTCTTTGGATTCGAGCGGATTGGATAATATTTGCACCATCACCGGATCGGTCTACACCTTTTCGATTTACGGCAACCTGACTGAACACGCTACCAATTCACGGTACAACTTTACCGGAACGTCCTATTTTTACTACAAAGGCACGGGGACGATCACAACCAATGGGAATACTTACCACACTTGGAACAGGTTATACATTGACGGGGTGGGGATTACGGTGACGAATGGGGATGATATGGTAACACCTTCTGTTATTTATCTTGTAAATGGTACTTTTAATTCTAACAGTAAAAATATTACTGCTTCAAGTATAATAAATCCAACTACCGGAACAAGGGGAATTACACTTGGATCAAGCATAATAACATTAATCAATGGATTACAGTTTGGCAATTCGGATGCGGGGTTAACGGTTGATGCCGGAACGTCTAAAATAATAAGCGGTGCAGATTGGTGTAGGGGCGCAGGAAAAACATTTTATGATTTAGATATTACTACGGTTGGTGCTATGGGAGGTGGTGTTGGATATTTTACTTGTCGTAATTTAACGCGAACGAGCGGAAATAGTATTAATGCAAATATGTATATGGTTGGGGATATCACCGTCACCAACACCCTCACCATCACCGGAGCCAACGCCACAAATTACCGCGTCCTTGTCCAATCCAACACCATCGGCACCGCCCGCACCATCACCTGTAACGGCACGACCAACATCACCAACTGCGACTTTCGGGACATTACCTTAGCGGGTACGGCCAACCGTGACTTTTCCGCCCAGACCGACATTGGCAACTGTGGCGGCAATTCCGGCATAACCTTCCCGGCTGCGGTAACGGCGTATCGGGTCGGGGTGGGCAACGTATCCGATGCAACCAAATGGCGCACAACTTCAGGCGGGGCAACACAATCCCGAGTACCATTGCCACAAGACAGCGCGGTTATTGATGCGAATACCGGCACAGGCACACTGACGATGGACTGTCCGAGAATCGGATCGATTGATATGAGTGCGCAGACGCAGGCGATGACGTGGGCGCTGGGGAATAATATCAGTTGTTATGGGCATTATGTTTTGGGGGATAATATCACGCCGAGTGGGAATTTCGGATTGACGTTGGCTGGGAGGGGTGATTATAATGTTAATACTTACGGCAAAACAACATATTATATTATAATTATTGCAAAAAATGGCACATATACCGCCCAATCTAATATCGTATGCACATTCCATTTTGAACCACAAAGAGGATCATTTGACTTAAACGACTATAATCTGATGTGCTTATCCATGCAGGGTGGATCAGGCAATTTCGGATATACGGATAATATTGTGTATTGGGGCAACGGAATTATTGAACTTACTAGAACGACAGGAAATACATGGGTAAATGTCGCAACAAACATTGCAGAAGGATCAACTATTTTGTTTAATCCTATATCAGGATCGGCAAGCATAACATTTTTAGGCGGTGGCAAAACCTACAACATCGTCCGCTTTTCCGGCGCACACACCGGCAGCTTCATCATATCTAGCAATAACACATACAAAGATTTGGATATAGTAGCAGGACGAAAAGTACAGGCAACACAAAGTTCAACGCAAACGGTAACAGGCAAACTGATCAGCGAAGGAACCGCCGCAAACCACGCTTCACTTGACAGCACAACTGCCACGCCGTTCAACTTGGTTTACTCCGGAACAGGCTATCACCAAACGCACTTTCTTGACGTTAAATCCTGCAACGCTACGGCCAACCGCTTCTATTCACGGGGCGGGGTTGACGGGGGAGGCAATACGGGTTGGTTATTCAAAAGTTACTGCAAATGGCCGCAAATAATCAATATCGGATGAGATCACTAACCGCCATCTGTCTGGTTATAGCCTGCCTGTCCTGCGAAAAAGTCACAGTACAGCCTGACAAAAGTACACCTATGCCGTACTTCAAATGTTCAACAAACACCCCTGTACTGAACATAGCGGTAAAATTCGATTCAACTTGCCTGTATCCACAAATGCGACCGGAATGCGATGGCGACTGGTCGAAGTTGATCTATTTGGGCGCACTCAATCCCCATCAGGACGGCGCCGCTATTGTTTGGAGGCACTACAAAGAACGGCTCGAAATCGGATACTATCTGTGGCTTAACGGCGAAGCACCGTCTAAATCGGGTCGTATGGGCGTAATACAGGCCGTTAAACCGGATGAATGGTACTACCTTACCATTGACGCGCGTAACGGCGTTAAATGGCTTCTAAATGATTCAATCGTTAAATCCTATCCGGATCAGATCACCGCCAACACGATTAGCGGCGGTTGGTACGGTGGAGCCGATGACGAAGGGCGCAACTGTCATGCAACTCAATTAATTACTTACCAATTAAAAATCCTGCCATGAGCGAAGAAGAAAAACAAACGATTGCCGAAACGATAAATTCAATGGTTGCCAAAACACTACAACTCTACATGGCTGGGTTTGTTGTGCTTATTGTATTGATATTCGGTTGGCATTCCTTCGCACTGAAAAACAACGCTGAAAAGATTAGCGAGGTGCATGAGGAAGTGATCGAAATGAGCCGGGATTTTGGCGAAGTAAACCAAACGTTACGAAAGGCTTATCCAGACGAGTTGGTATTTGAATCGAATTATATGAAATATGTCATAAAACGTGGAGGTACGAAATGACAACCGTTAAACGATCAAACTGGAACAAGCCCACGCCTAAAAAATGGCGGGATATAGGGGATGCAGCATTGGCATTGTCGGCGGCCGTATCCGGCGCAATTACGGCACTACCTTTGCCAGACGGATTCAAACTGATCGCCCTGCCGATTGTGAACCTGATCGGTGCGGCAATAAAGTTTCTGACCAAACTGACGCATGAGGAATGATTTTACTCACCAATTAATATTATACAAAATGGAAAAGGGAATTTTATCATCGGCACTCGAATCGAAGTTAGCCGAAAAACTTGACGAACTGGTTAAGCTGAACGGGGTATTAGAGGCGGTTGACGGCGTGGCGTTTAAGATCGTTATTACCGCCATTGACAACAACGTTGCCGAAAAGATACCGGAGCCGTACAAAACGCAGATCGCTGAAATGTTGGTTGAAATCCTGGAGGACCAGGACTATCAGTCTGCAGCGCTGAAAGCATCCGAACTGGTGGATAGCCTTGTTGATATCCCGGGGCTGGACGATCCAACCGAGGCGATGATTTTTGCCGGGATCTTTACGGTTGTGGCTGGGTTGCTGGCTAAGATCGGCACGGATGGTAACAAGTAACCAATGCCTTCAGAAGTACGGCCACCCAACCAACGGAGCCGATTATCTGACCGTTTGGGACGTTCCGGTGTATTTGCGTGTGGGTAAGATACCGCGCAAAATTTACTGTAATCGTGACGCTGTGATCCCGCTTCAAACGGCATTCGTTAACCTGATTAATCGCGGGTTGGTGGACGAACTACGAACATGGGACGGGTGCTTCAATATCCGACCAATGCGGGGCGGTACGAACTACTCACTCCATAGTTGGGGTATTGCAGTCGATATGAACGCCAAAACAAATGCGATGGGTACGGTCGGGGATATGTCGCCGGAGTTCGTACAATGCTGGATAGATGCCGGATGGGATTGGGGTGGGTATTGGGATAGGCCCGACCCGATGCATTACCAGTTAGCAAGGATATGACGTAGGTTGTTTTCATAGGATTGATGAGTGGAGGGGTGATCCGGGATAACGGGTTGCCCCTTACTTATTTTTTTAACTATGTATTGATTATTTAAAATAATTGTTTATATTTGTTACTGCGTTCATTGATTGCTACAGTAAAGCATTTTGGAGAATGCAAAAGTCTGAAAGGACAACATTTTTTCACAAAGGTTACAGCCCGTTAAGAACGTGGCATAACCAAAAAAAAGACGCCGTAAACTGGCAAACATAAACCCGGATCGCTGAAAAGTTGTCCGGGTTTTTTCATTCCATAAAGCCCGGACATGGCCGGTAACACAACACAACAGTTAATTCCAAACATATATATAAATATATTATTCTATTTTGTTTAAATGTTATAAATATACTGTTGTATTGTGTGTTATTTAGAATCATTCTAAATAATACGGCAGGCGAAAAAATAATTGTAAAAAAAACTTCAATAAGTGTTGTATATTAAAAATATTGTTTAACTTTACATCAACAAACAACAGCTAAAAACAACAGTCATGAAAACAAAACTCACTAAAAAGCAAAAAGAGGCTAAGGAAAGAGAAGAGTTTCTGCGCAGAAACTTTAATGGTGTATTTGGAAGCATACATTGACTAAACAACAGTAAAACAACAATGCCAACAATAGATCACAAAGTTAATTGCACGTGTCCTGAATGCGACACTGAATTTGATGAAAGCACAAGTGTTGACTTTAGCGTCTACTGCGGCGAATGCGGAGCCGGCATTTGTTCGAGCAGCGATTACGATAAAAGAAGCGAATCATTAACCGTTACGTGTCCGCATTGCCATAAGGCGTATAAGGACGTAATAAAAGACCTTGAATCGGATGTGAGTAGACTTGAGGACATTGAATACAATTTGAGAAACGAGATCGAAACACTTAAACAAGAAATAAAGAAATACCAATGAAAGCAGACGAAATCAATTGGGCCGATCTTCAGGCACCAATCTCTCCCAGATGGAGGGTACAATCCGTTAAAAATGGCAAGGCAATTTGTGTGCCTTACATTGATGCCCGTTCAGTCCACGAACGCCTTGACGAGGTGCTGACCCCTGCCAATTGGCAGAACAATTACCAGCAGGAAACCGGCACCGCCACAATCGGTATCCTGATAGATGGAGATTGGGTATTCAAATCGGACGTGGGAACGGATACCAAAGTAGAGGCGATCAAAGGGAAAGCATCAGATGCGTTCAAACGGGCCGCTGTGGTGTGGGGAATTGGGAGGGATTTGTACTCGATGGGTACACGGGTGTTGAATGCCGATTCATCGGGCAAATTTGCCGTTACTGACAAAGGAACGGTACTTTATACCGGCGATCAGTTGACCGCCTATATCAACGGCATAAGTGAAAGCATGGGTCTTATTATGCAGCTCTGGAAGCGGAACACCCAGCTCCAAAAAGATCAAAGATTTCTGGATGCGTTAACCATTTTAAAATCATTAGTATGAACGAATTTGAACGGATTGAACAGGAGATCGAAGCCCGCGCCAACGTGGTGAGCGAAGCCGATCAAATCGAAATTAACGAGATCGAAAAGCGGGCACGGTGGATGGCCCGGCGGTGTGGAAAAATCACCGCTTCGATAGTGCCGAACCTGATGACAAAAGGCAAGGGTACGGAATGGGGAAAAACCGCCATTACCGAGCTGTTGGCTATTTTTTACGAACAGCGGACCGGTGTTCAACGGGATTCGGTAAGTACCTTCGCCATGCGCTGGGGGTTGGAAAACGAGTACCCGGCATTCTGCTATTACCGTGATCACTTCAATCCGGATGCGGTCTATTCCTGTGAAGGTGATGAGATCATTTTTTTGGAGCCGATACCCGGATTCGGTATCAGCCCGGATGCTGTAACCGGATCGGTCGGGATCACCGAGATCAAATGCCCGGAAAACCCAGTGAATCATTTGAAATACTGCATGATTGAACGGATCGAAAAAGGTGACGATTATTTTTACCAGATGATCGCTCAGTTCCTTTCCGGCTGCGAATGGATCGACTTCGTGTCGTTTGATCCGCGAATGGATGACGATGACCCTCTAAAAATGCACGTTGTACGGTTGAATCGTGCCGATTATCTGGCCGACATTGTGTCCGTGGAAGCCCGGATTGTCGAGGCTACAAAACTGGTGAGGGATTGGAATTTACTTAAATCACTTTAATTTATAAGACGATGGCAAACATGACAATCAAAATCGACCTCCTGAAACTGATCAGTAAGGAGATGACCGTACAAGGTAAATCGGGGCCTGTGACTGGTATTTTTATCCCTTACGATGCCAACTATGTGTACGTTGGAGAAAAAGGCCGCTACCTGAAACTTACGGCCGTGGAGCTGAAAGAGCCGAAATACGAGGATACGCACTTCGTAAAACTGGAATTGGATAAGTCCGTCCGGGATGCGATGACCGAGGAGCAGCGCAAGGCTATTCCGATCGTCGGTGGTGCGAAATATTGGGGAAAAAGCGGGGTAACCGCCACGGCTCAGGCTCCAGTACAGGAGGTGTTCACGAGTGAAGAAACCGAAGATTTGCCGTTCTGAAATGATCACCCTCTACCCATACCAACAGCAAATAATCAGTGAAATCCGGTCGGCTTGGAGGGCTGGCCGGAAATCGCTAATCGTTTGCAGTCCAACAGGTTCGGGCAAGACCGTAATTTTTTCTTGGATCGCCCAACACTCAAAACACAAGGTGCTTATCATTACACACCGGATTGAACTCTTGACGGAAACCGGCGGCACATTGGAGGCATTTGGCATTGATCCGGGTTTGGTTGTGGCCGGGACAAAAAAACCTCCGGCAAATCGGATTGTTGTGGCCATGACAGGGACCCTGAAAAACCGGATCCGGAAACCCGCTTGGAAAGATTGGTTTGACGGGTTTGGATTGATCGTAATTGACGAAGCACACCAGCAGGACATGGATCATATCTTTCCGACAGATAAGTTTGTTTTGGGATTCACAGCCACGCCGCTACGCAAGGGTAAGATGACCCAATTATCGGACAATTATGAGGCATTGATCCAGGGGCCGGACGTGCAGGAGTTAATCAATTCCGGGTACCTGGTCCGGGATCGGTATTTTGGCGTTCCGGTGGACATGGCGGGTGTTGGCCGTGATTCAGCCGGTGAATTTTCAACGGGTGAAATGTTCGACCGCTACAATACGGCCAGCCTTTACGCCGGAGTAGTGGATAACTGGAAGCGGATCTGTCCGGGGACGTTGACGCTGGTTTTTTGCGTCAATATTGAGCACACAATTAAGACGGCTCAGGCATTCCGGGAGGCTGGCATCGAGGCTGAATACCTGGTAAGTTCTGAGCCGGGCGACCGCCGGGGTGTGATCGAGCGATGGAAACAATCGCGTGGGGTGCTCGTTAATTGCGGCATACTCACAACCGGATTCAATCATAAGCCGATTGAAACCATTATAGTCAACCGTTCCACCACATCGGCCAACCTATTCCTGCAGATGGTTGGGCGCGGCAGCCGGATAAGTCCGGGCAAAGAGTTTTTCTATTTGCTCGATTTTGGCGAAAATGCTACCCGGCTGGGACATTACCGACAGGAACGCGCGTGGTCTTTGAATCACCAATCAGGCAAGAGTGATGGCGTGGCCGGGGTAAAAACCTGCCCAAAGTGCGGGGCACTACTGATGACCACTTCGCGCGAATGCCGGTACTGCGGCTATGTGTTTCCGCTATCGAAAAAAGAGGTGCTCGAAGTTGAACTAAAGGAACTTGACTACCGGACTGCCACAAAGGGCCGGACGGTAGAGGAATTGGAATTGATTGCAAAGATCAAAGGCTATAAACAGGCTTGGATTTGGCGAACAATATTTTTCGAGAACGGTGAGGCCGCGCTCCGGGATTATGCCCGGCGGAAAGGCTATCATCATCAGTGGGTTAAACGACAAATTGGGTATTATGAAAGAAAATAACGGATTTAGTCCATACTCAATGCCCGGAATAGAGGAGTTTAATGAGGATTGGATCATCGAACTGATCTCATCGGAATTTAAACTCGCGGATCGGGATTGGGTAACCGAGGAGAGCCGGTTTACTGAGCGGGCAATGGCTCGGCACATTTTGATGTACTGCATGAAAACATTCTTGAATTACCCGCTCCGGCTGGTTGGTCAGTTCTGCGGAAATCGTACACATGCCACAGCCATTTACGGGGTAAAAAAAGTTGTCAACACCCTGATGACAGACGGTTTCTATGGCCGCAGGGTCAACCGGATCATTAACCAGTGCTGGGAACAGAAAAATAAATACAGGGTAAAAGTGTAAAAACCAAAAACAAGCAGTAACAATGTTGATTCACGACCATTTTCAGAACTACAAAGTTTATCAGATACCGAAGGCTCAACTGATAATTGCAGACGTACCATACAACCTTGGAAATAATGCCTATGCGTCAAACCCGGCATGGTACGTTGACGGTGACAATTCGAACGGTGAGAGCGAACTGGCTGGAAAGCAGTTTTTTGATACGGATAAAGATTTTCGCCCCGCTGAATTTATGCACTTTTGCTCAACAATGCTGAAGACTGAAAAGAAACCGGCAAAACAGGACGGTGAAAAACGGGCAAAGGGTGACGCTCCATGCATGATCCTATTTTGCGCTTTTGACCAGCAAATGTATTATATCGAATTGGCAAAGCGGTACGGATTGAACAACTATATCAATCTGGTTTTCCGTAAGAACTTTTCGGCTCAGGTATTGAAGGCAAATATGAAGGTTGTGGGTAACTGCGAATATGGGTTAATCCTGTTCCGGGATCGACTGCCAAAGTTTAACAACAAGGGCAAAATGATTTTTAATTGCATGGATTGGCCGCGTGAATCGAAATACGAAAAGATCCATCCAACTCAAAAGCCCGTTGAGCTTTTGGAAACGCTTATTGAAATCTTTACCGATCCGGGTGACGTGGTAATTGATCCGGTTGCTGGTAGCGGCTCTACATTGATCGCAGCCGAAAACAAGGAGCGCAAAGCTTACGGGTTCGAGATTAAAAAAGACTTTCATAGGAAGGCAACAAAATGGATTGAAGAGAACCAGAAAGCAAAAGCAGAAATCAAGGAAATCGGGTATTCCAAAACCGAGATAAGCAAGAATTACCCGATTCTTTTTTAAAAACCAACACACTAACCCACCATTTTTCACACATTTTTATTATCTTTAACCAACTAAAAACCAAAAAATTATGATTGATACCGCCCTATCCTACCTATCCGCGGGGTTATCTGTTATCCCAGTGAAGCCAGAGACGAAGGCTCCGACAATCACTTGGAAGCCTTTCCAGAGCGAACCGATGAAACCGGATCAGGCGTACTTCACGTTTCAGGACGTAACCGGGATCGCGTTAATCGCTGGCCGGGTGTCCGGTAACGTGGAAATAATTGACTTTGACAATCACCAGGGAGACGCCTCGGAGACGCTGAAACGCTTTAAGAAATTGGTCAAAACCGATGGCCTTGTGATCCAATCCACACCTTCAGGCGGATACCATATAATATACCGATGCGAAAAGATCGCCAACAATTTGAAACTGGCTCAAAAACTGGACAAACAGGGGAAAACGGATACCATAATTGAAACGCGCGGGGAGGGCGGTTATGCGCTGATTGCACCGTCGCCTAAATACAAGGTTATTGCCGGATCACTTGACGCTGTGCCAATTATATCGGCTGAATGGCGTGATGATTTGATCAGTGCCGGGCGTACGTTTAACGAGGTAGCGCGGACGGTTTACCAGAAGGACACCTTTGGCCGGGATAACGACCGGCCGGGTACGATGTACGATGAATCAGCCGACGGGCGGGATGAGGTGCCGGTACTTCTGCAGCGTGCAGGCTGGCAGTCAACCGACGGGAGGCATTGGCGGCGTCCGGGAAAGGATCGGGGCATATCCGCAACGTGGGGAAAATGTACCGCCGGGGGCGTGCCGCTGTTCTATGTCTTTTCATCGAATGCAGGGATATTCGAGGACCAGAAAAGTTATAAGCCGTTCCAGATTTTCGCACTTTTGGCGCACAATGGGGACTTTGAGGCCGCCGCGCGGGAACTTCGACAGCGCGGTTTTGGCCGGGAAAACAAGGTAAGCAAAGAGCTGTTTGCTGAAACCATGCGGCTGATCCGGGCCGGGGAACGACAGCCAAATTACTTTGCCATATCGAAAGATTTGGACATACCAGAACAGGATGTCAGGCGGGAGGTGGACCGGATATACGAGCAGAATCAAGATGAGTTCAACTTTGAGAAAAAAACGGACATTGAAAAGGCGGAAATATACCTTCGCAAAAATTGGGAGTTCCGCCGTAACGTAGTCAGCCAAAAGTCAGAAATGAAGCGCACGGGGTTGAACGAATGGGACCGGCTGAACGAAAACACAATTTACCGGGAGTTTCAAAAGAACCGGATCAAATTTACGTTCGACAAACTGAAATCACTGCTCCGCTCTGATTTTGTGCCGGACTTTGACCCTTTTGTGGCGTATTTCAACGCATTGCCGCCGTGGGATGGGGTGGATTACGTGTTGGAATTGGCCGATCACGTTGTTTGCGATGATCCGGAATGGCTGGCCGTGATGTTAAAAAAACATTTGGTTCGAGCCGTCCGCTGTGCGCTGGAGCCTGAGTATTACAATCGGTTCGTATTTGTGTTGCAGTCTGAAAATCAAGAGATCGGGAAGTCTTATTTCATCCGGTTTTTGAACCCGTTCGGGACCAAGTATTACAGTGAGGAGTTTCTACGCGATGACAAAGATTCACAGTTCCGGCTGTCGGAAAACTTCATTTACAACCTCGAAGAGCTGGACACGCTGAATAAAATGGATGTAGGCAAGCTGAAGGCCACAATCAGCAAACAAGGAGTAAATGAACGTGTACCGTATGAGGCACAAAAGATCAGTCTGCCCCGGCGGTGTACGTTTTTCGGGTCAACCAATCGGGATGAGTTTTTGACGGATGACCGGAATACCCGCTGGATTGTTTTCAAGATCGAAAATTTTGACCGTTCGTACTCACAAAAAATCAATGTGCAGGATATTTGGTCGCAGGTGTGGGCATTGTACAACGATGCCGAATATTGCGCGGAACTGACACCACGGGAAGCAGCATGGCGGGACCGGACAAACAAGGATTATCAGGTACAGGAAGCCGAACGGACGGTCATTCTGCAGAACATCGAAAAAGCCACAACGCGGGATCAGTATATGACGAACGTTGACATTATGACATTGATCGCCGACGTGACGGGCAATAAGCTGCGACTATCCACCAGTAGCCAGAAGATCGGGCGTATCATGTCGGAGCTTGGATTCGAGAGCGGTCAGCGTGTCATCAACGGGCGTAATTGCAGGGTATATTTTGCCAAACGGAAAATCTGGAATTTGCCGGGAGAGGAGGAGATGTTTTAACGCATCGGGGCTAAACGCAGCCCTTTGTAAAATTTAATGTTTAACCACTGTCGTTGATTAGGGTTGCGTTTTAGCCCTTGTTACCGCCAGTTAATTTTATTCAAAATGACAAAAGAACAAGCAACTTTAAATTTTATGATAAACACCTTGATGGCAGTTTATCCACAACATTCCGAATATCCCTTTGAGGAACTTCGTATAATTGAAGAAATAGAAGGAGATGAAAGCGAGAAATGGAATGATTATCCTGAATATGTTCAACGTGCTTACTGGATGAAAAGGGATATTGAAATTGTGTCAGGTGGTAATGTCCGCTTTTAATTGGCGGTAACGGCTGGGTATAAGACCAGTAGCGGAATAAATAGTAATAACTTATCAAATTAGCAGAATGAATATAGATACAACAAACGCTCCGAACACCACCGAAACCGCTATTGGTTTTATACCGTGTTACAGGCAGTACGGTATTAATGTGTTATCTTTTTTTGATGGCATTAGTTGTGGGCAAATAGCATTAGAAAGAGCTGGACATAAGGTAAATAAATACTTTGCTTGTGAAATAAAACCACATGCAATAAAATGCACAAATAACAACTACCCAAAAACAATACAATTGGGTGATGTTAGAAATGTGCATTATACTAAAATTGGGATTGAAGTTGATTTAGCGTCTTCTCACGTAAGATTTATTGAAGACGACATTCATTTATTTTTAGCTGGTTCGCCTTGTAAGGGTATTTCAAGATTAAATAAAAACCAAGAAGGATTAGAACATGATGAAAGTAAATTATTTTATGACGCTGTTAGAGTTTTGAGAGAAATACAAATTGAAAACCCAGACGTTTATTTCCTTTTTGAAAACACACATGGAAATAAAGAAGCAACTAAAATAATTACGGAAACATTAGGTGTAATGCCAATTTCCATAAATAGCAGGTTGGTTTCTGCACAAAATAGACCGAGATATTATTGGACAAATATTCCAGGAATAAAACAACCAATTGACAAAGGAATAACAACAAGAGATGTTTTTGAATTTGATGGACAAACTGCCGATAAAAGCAGAATTGATTGGCTTACAAATGAAAGTGGCAAAAAAAGCATTGAGAAAGGATACACAAGAGTAAATCCATATCCCAAAAGCGGATGCTTAACAGCAAATGGACATAAAAAATGGAACGAAAACTACTTATTGAAAGATGGTGTTTATCGCTATCTTTCACAAAATGAACTCGAAAAATTACAAACATTACCAATTGGCTATACTTCGATATTAAATTACGATGAAGCGTATGATTGTATTGGCGATGGTTGGACAGTTGATATTATCGCACACATTCTGAAATATGCAGTGTGGTAGTATTGCCTGTAACGAGCCGCTATACGCAAGTTGTATAGACGCATTGCGCCTATCACTCTAAATTTACCCCATGACCCACAACCAACTCCAATCCGCCTGTCATCTCTGGATGTGGAACACGTACCCGGAACTTCGGATGCTGTTCCATGCGAATATCAATAACCTGACAACGGAAACCGGTGACGCGCGGATCAAGATGGCAAAACTCAAACACATGGGGTTAGTTGCCGGGGTGCTCGATTATGAGTTTTTTTACCGGGGCGTGCTGTACTTTTTTGACTTCAAGATTGGCGCGGATCACCTTAGCCCGGCTCAGTTATCGTTTATCCAAACGGTTGAGAATCAGGGAGGGAAATGTTTTGAGGTGAGGTCAATAGATTTTTTTCAAAAAATAATTGAAAACATAGTTGGATATTAAATTATTTGTTTAACTTTGGTACAACAAACAACAGTTAAAAACAAAACAAGATGAACTTAACAGCAATGATGAACCAAGACAAGCAGGCTACCGATCTTGTATCCGGAAAAGATTACGGCTTTGTATTTGGATTAGACAGTAATAAAAACCAACACATGATCTATAATGGTGGTATAAGCTGGACAGCAAAGGATAATGGCCGTGAAATGACTATTGACTGCCAGAAGACAACTGATAAAGTAATTGAGTACATAAATCGCTAATACGCCAAAACCATGAAAACAACAGCAAAAAAATTCCGCGCCTACATTGCAGCCAATCAGTACACAAGGTATTTTGATATGGCAGACGGTAAAACCGAAAAATCCGCTATTGCAGCAGTCAAACGCCGCAACTCACCGGACTGGAAAGATTGTCACATTTGGGCAGTAGAACTTCAACCGGGCGAATAGTAACAATTTTAACGGCTGTCCTATCGGCCATACGGGGATTAAACAACAGTAAAATGGAAAACTACCCTAATTCAATGTGCTACGGGATCGAGCGTGACCCGTACATAACCGGCGAAGGCTGGGATGACTGTGAACCGGAATCACCGCAGTACCGATTTACCTTTTCAGACGGCTCCACCATCATATTATGCGATGACGACGAGCCTCAAGTAAAAGTACCCAGAAAACGGATTAAGCCGTATCTGGCTGAAGAGGTGCGTGATTTAGCGGAGCAGAATGAATGGATGGACGCAGACATTATTAACTACATTAAAAGCAACTACAATGACAACTGAACAGAAGGAATGGAGGCTTTCGGTATTAAAAAGACTGATCGCTGAGGATCGGATCATGGGTCAAAGATTGACCGCAACACTTGATGATGAAAACGATTTGGCAATTACATCAACTGAGGATCTTTGGTTGGACTTTGAACAGTTATTCAAATTGTCCGATGCGCTTGGATTGCGCTGTATTGTAGTTAGTATGAACGAAGTAATAATTTATTAGCAATGAGTAAATTTAGAATCAAGCAGTTAATGGCAGAATCGGGCGCAACGACCGATGATGTAGCCCGTGCAATGTGGCCGGATAGTACCGATCACAGCCGCTACGTGGCGATGAAAACCTTTGAAAAAAACAACTACCGGAAAGCCGCGCTTGACCAAGTTAAGGCGTTGGCAGAACTGTTCGGAGTGAACGAAATCGACAAACTTATTGAGCCATGACAACCGCAACAAACGACAGCCGGATGCCGACAAGCGAAAAACTACTTTACGCCTGTTTGGTGATTATTTTACTCTATGTGGCGATAAAAACCGGATATGATCTAATCAATAATTACCCGATGCCATGAGAACAAACGAAAATCAAGGTAAGCGCACCGATCAGATCGAAGGCTCTTACCGGATCAGTTTTATCGGGTTGGCGGTACTCGCTGCTGTCATCCTATTCCTACTCGTTATGAATCACTTTGGACTTTTACCGGAGGCTAAAGCATGAAAGCAATTTATCAACCGACAGGGAAAGCGGCTGAATACGCAAAATGGGCGTGTAACTTCTATGTTGGGTGTTCCAACAGGTGTACCTATTGCTATTGCAAAAAGGGCATTCTGGCCGGGGTAATGGGCGGAGATAAGCCAACGCTCAAAAAGTGTTTCAAAAACACAGGTCATGCGTTAAATATATTTTCGCACGAGATATACTTAAATAAGCCAGAACTTCAGAAGCATGGCGTTTTCTTTTCGTTCACAACAGATCCTCTTCTGCCCGAGACATACGGTATGACGTGGACGGCAATATCATCGTGCCATACTCACGGAATTCCGGTTAAGGTGTTAACCAAAATAGCAGATGGCGCACTGAAACTGATGTTTGGAATACCCAAAGGATATGAACAAAAGGTCGCCATTGGCTTCACCCTCACCGGCCATGATGAACTGGAACCAGGAGCCAGCACGAACGATGAACGGATCGAAGCCATGCGAAAACTTCATGATGCCGGGTTCAAAACATGGGCCAGCATTGAGCCGATTGTGGACTTTGATTCCAGTTACCGGATGATTGGGCAGACGGCAGGGTTTTGTGACCTGTATAAGATTGGATTGATGTCCGGTAAGCGGATCACCTACACGGGAGAATTACGCGACTTTTTCGTGAACGTTACGAAGCTGGCACACGCCAATGGTTTCAAAATCTACTGGAAAGATTCTATCCGGAAGCTGTTACCAATAATCGAAATATCTACCAGTATTGGCCGGGATTACAACATTTTTCAGGAGGCACCACATGGAACGATTTGATTTTATCCTGCAATATCCCGGACAGCCACAGCAGACCGTCCGGGCGACACGAACCGAGTTACAGCAATTAAGACCCGGATACATGGTGCTGGCATGGGTACGGGTGGAGGACAAACGATGAGCCTAATGGAGTTGCAAATGGAACTACTTGCGGAGAAAAAAGCAATGTTTGAAAACTATGTATTGATTGCTTATTATGCTGAAAAAGCATTTGACAAGGAAATATTTGAATTAGCCACAAAAAAGGCGGGCGGGTTGAAAATGATGATTGATTACATGAGTGACGACAATAACCTTATAAAAGACAAACGATGACAACACAAGAGCGTGAAAAACGGATTGCGATTTTTTTTGCAGGTTGCATTAAAAGGTTTGACTTCGCCAATGTCACCTATAATGAGGCCTGGGAATATTTCATCCAATCCGAAGCCTACCGATCCATACCGGAGGCGGATGAACCCGAACCGATGCCACAACAGCCGGACAGGGATGGATGGATACAGGTAGGAGAGCGAACGATAGGCGAAGGCGTTGATGACCTACTTGTGACCGACGGCGTTAATGTAGATATTGGATGGTATGACGGTGATAACTTCCGCTGCCACCATGATATTGAGCCCACGCATTGGATGAGATTACCAGATCCGCCTAAAACCGAAAAACCATGAAACACTACAAATGCACAAGATGTGGTGCGATTATTAGGACAAATAATTGTCTTATACCTACTTTCTGTAAAGCACCAAATGATTATCGGACAAGCGGTATCTGTGGAAACGGTAGTTTTGAGGAATTGCCATTCCAGCCCGAACCAGACATTAATAAGTCCTTCGCCGAGGAAGTGGAACGGAGGTGGCCGGATCGACAGTATTTTCTCGATATGGTTATGCTAAAGAATAGGCGGGAACTTTATGATTGGCTAAAATCCGAACTACTCAAACCGGAGGCCCCGAAATGACCCGCAAATTTTACCCGCCGTGGCTGACCTTCCGCGTGCCGATCCAGACCCGCCGCCGGAAGTTGCTGAATGATCCGCTTGTGATCGAACTGATCCGGGCCGCAATGGTAGCGGCGGTGCAGGGCGAAAGTTTTGATATGTTTGTAAAATCAATGAAAAAATAACGTTTTGCGGCTATACGAAGTAAAAGTGGCTACCACTAAATTTCAATATTTGCAGGATGCTCACAGCCACTTTTATTTTGTATAGGTGCTGTTATGCTCTCGTTGCGGATTTTTAGCACTAAACTTCAATCGGAGCAATGTTTTTTGTTCTTTTTTGTGGGATGGCAAAAAATATTTTACTTTTTTCTTGTGTATCTCGTATATACTATATATATTTGTAGAGAATTTAAAACAAATAAATAAATTCAATGGCAAGGACTAAAGGAAGTGGTTGGGGTGCTGGACCTTTAAATTATATAATCTGCCCTGCTTGTGGTAGAAAAAAGGCACTGTATAAAAAAGTAGATATAACAGCATATTTAAAATGTACCTTTTGCAAGGTTTGGACAAAATACACAGATGAAAAAACTAATTGACATACCTGAAGAAATAGTCAAAGATTTAAAGAAGATGGCTATTGATGCTGACAAGGATTTGAAAAACTTTATTCAAGACCATTTAATTTTACTTGTGCGTGGGCGAGAAAAAGAACAAAAAACTTCCACAAATGTCAAATTGAAGCGGTCACGTAGCAATGGAGCATAACGCCAGGCAATATGATGGGTTGCCGACTTAAAAGAACAAACCTATCGAATAGTAATAACTTAATAAAAAGTAGGAAACATGAATAATTCACAAAAACGGCAATCCATTATATTGCGTGTTATGCAACGTTTTTATGTTTGGTTTAAGCAGATGACTTGCGAACACAAAGAATGGGATTGCGACACGCAAATAAGAGTGATTGAATGCAAAAAGTGTAAGAAACGTGCTTGGATAAGAGATTATCGAAGTCTTTTTTAGAATGTTGCATAACGTTATCTGTATATGATTAGTGCGGGATTAGAAAGCAGTAGCCTATCCCACGCTAATAAGTAAATTAAAGGCACAACTGCACAAATTTGGCACACAACCCGCATTAATTATATACAGGGTTAGCAGCCGTTTTTAATACTAAAATTATGGCATGTGAAATTTGCGGGCGGAATAGTTGCACAGCATCATTCCACTCAATTGAAGAACAACAGAATTTTGATGAAGTTGCTGATAAAATAAAAGACCGTGCGAAGGCATTTATATCAAGTAAAGTTGATAGGTTAAAAGGTCATTATCACGGTGATAATTACTATATAAAACTTGATGATGTGTTAATGGCTATTGATGATTATTCTTAAATAGCTGCTAACGAACCGCTATACGCAAGTTGGCTATACGCAATGCGACTATCCTGACAAACTCAAATAACACGCAATGAAAAAACTACTCTTTCTCCTGCTGGTACTTTCCGGCTGTTGCACCTGCCCGAAAATACAGATGCGTTACTGTGTTAACCTTGCCGATCATGGGACAATCCTCTGCCGTGACTACCAGATCAACGGCGATACGCTCCGGTTATTCGATGCCGGACACTTCGTAAATCTCAAGTACCAGAGCCGGGTATCCGACGTTAAGGCGATCGGATTTAAGCAGGTTTTGATTGTTGAGATCAAATAATGTTGTAACTTTGCTTTGAATTTATCAAAGTTTTTCAAAGCACATGGGTCCAGGTAAGGGAAATACGAATAACCCAGCAGGCAAGCCGAAGGGTACACTAAATAAGACTACCGTTATCCATAAAGAATGGATAGCCAACTTCATAAACGAACGATTACCAGAGGTTGCCGCGGCATGGAACGAGCTTGATGCTAAGGATAAGATGAAATTTCTTATTGACCTACTGAAATTCGTAACGCCTCAAATGGCTTCATCCAGCGTATCACTTGAAACAACCGAAGAGATCAAGCGTACGGTTCACGATCTATTCCCGGAAAGCCTGAATGGTAAATCCTAATTTACAACGGCTAAGCGATAGTTATAATTCCGGCAAACGCGGAGCTGTTCTTGAAGGGAGTTCGCGATCTGGCAAAACCTGGAGTTCGGTTGACTTTGTTATCTGGTTATGTTCGCTTCCGGGCAGCCCATCAACGGTTAACATTGTAAAAGAGACGTACAATTCATTCAAAACAACGCTTTACGAAGACTTTAATCGCCGCCTCCCGATGTTTGGCATACCGTCGCCATTTGATGGAGTGAAGGAAGTGTCATCGTTTTGGCTAATGGGGTCTAAGGTTAACCTAATCGGAGCGGATAAGGCCAGCAATAAACACGGTGTTGGATCGGATTTTCTATGGATTAATGAGGCTATTGATGTTAACAAAGCCGTATTTGATCAGATGGAGATGCGCTGCCGTCGGTTCTGGTGGATGGATTACAACCCGAAATTTACCGATCACTGGATATACGACAACATCACCGGTCGGGATGACGTGGACTTTCTAAAGACTACATACCTCGATAACCCGTTTATATCACAGGCCGAGCGGTCAAAGATCCTGTCTTATGAGGACACGCCGCGCAATCGGGCAAACGGGACGGTTGACAAATATATGTGGGAGGTGTACGGTTTGGGTATCCGGTCAGCTCGACAAGGCGTTATCTTCCCGAATATCACTTGGATCGACCGCTTTCCTGACAATATCGAACGTGTCTTTTTTGGGATGGATTTTGGCTATACAAACGATCCTACGGCCATTGACCGGATCGGAGTAGACGGGCGTAACCTATATCTATCATGTGAGTATTACCAGCCCGTACCGGATTACGCCAAACTAAAACCAATATACCAGGCTATTGTCGGGGAGGATCAGCATTGCTGGGCCGATTCAGCGGATCCGGCCATGATCTCAGATTTTCGCAGGGATGGGATCAATGTGTTTGGTGTGCATAAGTTTCCGGGTGCGATAAAATACGGCATTGATCTAATGAAGCGGTACAACATCCATGTTGTCCGTTCGCCTGAAGCCCGCAAAGAGGCTGAAAATTACGTTTGGATGGAGGTTAATGGCATACTCATTAACGAGCCTGTCGACAAATTTAATCATTTTTGGGATGCGGCGCGGTATGGCTGTATGTCAGAACTTAGAACAGGAGACCAATAACCATGTCAACATTTACAATCGTTTTGAGCGGTCTGATGATCGTTTTCGTTATCGGGGTGCTTATTGTTGCCCGCTATTGGCAGGATGACGAACCGCCGGGGCCGGGACCTGACATTTGATTTGGTTTTCATCCGGGGAATGCCTATATTTGAAACTCATAAGTTCTGTACTGTTTAGGTTTTTAGCTTGTTATTGTTTGGATTGACCCCCTGCCTCCCGGTTGGGGGTCTTTTTTTTACCCGCCGCGCCACTATCCAAAAAACAGAAACATGATAAAAGTCATGTTTTTAACATATGCAAGTTTCTGTATAGGTGACAAAAGTCATGTTTTTTCGCCGCATTTTTACGGTTGTCACACAGCAATTTCAACAACTTTTTTAAAAACCCTTGTAACATATTGATCCTTAATTACAACACTCCAACAGTTAATTATCAAGAATAATACAAAATAGTAATATATAATTGTAAAGTATATAAATAGTACTGTTGCATTGTGATTCGTGTGACAAAATCTGGTAATGCGTTGAATGCCAACCGATTGAAAATACAACGGAAAAAATATTGCTGTGATATATTTGGTAATCAGGCTTTTAACATTTGCGCCGCTATTCTTATATGGACCGCTTAAAAATAATTGCCTGAAAATAACGCGACTATCAAAACAATGCCGTAACTTTGACGAAAATAGTTCTCATGGGTATTTTTAGCCGTAAGTCTGCAAGTAAATCACTCACGCCCACTGATACTCCGGATAAATTCGGAGATCAATTTTTCTACGGTATTGGCCTGTCATCGCTCAACTGGGACGGCACCAAGTTCCTGAATGACTTCATGCTGCCGGAGGTTAACGGGATCATAAGCCTGAAAGTTAACGCATTTGCCAACGGGCGCCTGAAAATACTGTCGGATGCAACCGGCAAAGAGGTAAGCAATAACGAGCCGATAGTGAAAGTGCTGCGAAACCCAAACTACCTTCAGTCGCAAAAAGAGTTCCTTCAGCAGACCAAATTTTTCAGGGAGATATACGGTAACGAGGTTCTTAACTTCCTTTACCCGGTAGGGATGCCGTCGAGCCTGAAAGGGATGTTTACCATTAACCCGGAGATCGTCCGGATAAAAGAAAATCTCACCATCCCGCCATTCCTTAAGACCGCTTCCGATGCACGCTATTCATACATTTGGAATAACCAGCAGCGTGAGTTTGATCAGGATGCCATACTTCACATGAACCGGGCCAACGTGTCGAACTGTTCAACCATATCACAGCAGGAGACAAAGGTTGACGGATTCCAACGATCCTATTACTGGGGGATGCCAACGCTGGCCAGCCTTCAGGGTCCGGTAAAAAATATCCGGGCAGCGTATGAAGCGCGTAACGTGTTGATCGAAAACCGTGGGGCACTTGGTATTCTGACCAACCGGGCAACGGATGGGATCGGTTCAACGTTGCCACTACGGAAAGAGGATAAAAAAGATTTACAGGATGAATACCGCCGCTATGGGTTGACCAAAGCGCAATACCAGATCATCATCACATCGCTATCACTGGACTGGAAACAGATGGCCATTGATGCCGACAAGCTGAAGCTATTGGAAGAATGTAAAGCCGATACCGAAATCCTTTGTCTGGGCTTCGGGGTGCCTTATGACATGATCGCCCAGGGTGTGACCTTTGACAACAAGCTGAGGGCTGAAAGGCAATTGTACCAGAACACTATAATCCCGGAGGCTCAGGAATGGGTTGATGGGTTAAATCGGAAACTCAATACCGCCGACAAATCATGGACTATTCACATGACATATGACCATTTGCCGGTATTCCAGGAGAATCAAAAAGAGCGCGCCGGGGCATTAATGCAACTTACCGCCGCGCTGGATAAGGCATTGATGGCCGGTGCAATTACGGTTGACCAATATAAGGCTGAACTACAAAAATTCGGGATATGACACCACAAGAAATAAAGGCCATAAAGGCCGAAAAGGATAAGCAGATCAAGGCTAACAAAATCATACGCAAATGATACGCATACCGGCCAACATACAAGGTAAGGCACTGTTTGATTTTCTGGTTCAGAACAAATCGGATCTGATTGCTCAAAAGTGCGCCATGCCGATCAAATCGGATGCCTTTGCCTATCCGACCTCGCTGGTAAAGGATGGGGATTCGGTTAAGTCAGAGCCTATCACGAAGGCCGACTCCGGTGATGGCGGCGTTATCCGGGTAAAGATTGCTGCCAATGCTGCGCTGTGGATGGATAGCCAGCAGGATGTCTTGTCGCCGGACAGCGCAAAGAAGTCAATCAGCGAGCGCGGTCCAAAGAGTAAAGGATTGATCTATCATCTGGCCGATCATGGCCGTTCGATAAAGGATCAGATCGGGAACGTGGTGGATGTTTATTACGAAAAGATGGACATTCGCAAACTCGGTATCGACAAGGATGGCCAGACGTGGGTTATCGTCATGGAATCCGATGTGAGCAAAGAGGATGACGAACGGATTTACAGCCTTTACAAAGCAGGCCGTGTCAAACAGCACTCCATTGGGCTGCAATACGTTAAGTTGCTTTTGGCCATAAATGACAAAGATTACAAGGCCGAATTTGCTAACTGGGAACAGCACCGAAAGGATTTGATTAACGGCGAACAGGCCGATGAGATGGGCTATTTCTGGTGGGTACAGGAAATTAAGCTGTATGAAAATTCAGCCGTGCTGTGGGGTGCTAACGAACTATCCCCTACTCTTTCGATCGAAAACCAGCCGTCAGATGATGACACTGGTAAAAGCGATACAATCCAGAAGCCGGGCGTGCTCACTTCTGACGAGATTAAAAGAGCAATTTTATTAACTAATTTTATCTGAAAAATGAATCCAGAAGAATTAAAAGCCTTATTCGATCAGATCAAAGGCCAATTAACGCCGATGATAAAGCTCGAAATAAGCGAGGCTCTGAAAGGGGTCTTAAAGACCGATGAACTATCGGCAAAACTGGAGGAGGCCGGATTAAAGGCTGACACCATTGCATCGCTCACAACTGCCATTGAGACCCAGGGCCTCGAGATGCAGAAGTTTATTAACGGTGGAGACCGTAAGTTGAAAACGCTGAAGGAAACTTTGGCCGAGAAAAATGACGAGCTGCAGCGGATCGTGAAAAACGGATCTGGCTCACTTTCGTTTGACATTGACCGGAAGACCATTGCACTGACCACTGACGTGAGTGGTAACACCACCGCGCTGAGATTGCCGGGCGTGGAACAGGAAGCCACGATGGAAACCGTTTTGAGTGCGCTGTTCAGTCACGTGAACGTGCCGCCGGAGATGAACAATGTCATCCGGTATCAGGAACAGGTTGCATCGCCAACCCGTAACGCCGCCGGACGTTTGGAGAATGGGGCCTTTGCGGAATCCGCACTGACTTGGATTGAGCGCACTTTGCCGCTTGAGGAGATTGGTGACAGTATCCCGGCATCGAAGGAATCGTTGAAGTTTGTCGGCTTTATGGCCGAGGAGCTGCGGAATTTCCTTACCACGAATATCCGCCTGAAGGTTGATAATTACCTATGGAAAGGTACCGGTACAGCTCCGCAATCGGACGGGATCAGTGTTTACGCTCCCACGTTTGACCATGCAGCCTATGCTGCTACGGATGGTGTATGGTTGCCGCAATCAGCCAATATCTTTGATTTGGCCATGATCCTTGCAGAGCAGATTAGCAACGGCAAAGGCGGGAAATTTACTCCCAACTTTGTGCTGATGAACAAAGCCAATTCCATTGCCGCCAAAGGGGCAAAAAACGACTTTGCTTCTTACCTCATGCCTCCGTTCGTAACGGCAGACGGTAAAGTGATTGACGGCCTACGGGTTATCGAATCCGCACAGGTAGACAAGGGTACTATGCTGGTTGGTGATTCCAACTGGGGAACCATCTACGATAGCGAGTCCCTGACTATTGAAATGGGGTACATCGACAAACAGTTTACCTCTGGCGCAATCACTATCCGCGCCTACCAGCGGATGGCCTTACTGGTGAAGGAACTGAATAAGACCGCCTTCCTGAAGGTGACCGACATTAATGCCGCATTGGCCGCAATTACCAAACCTGTAAACGGTTAATCAATGAAAAAAGCAATCTTGTTTTTCGTGTTGCTGATCGGGATGATCGGCTTCACTTTTGGCCAGTCCGCTACCCTTTCTTTGGGTAACGACACCTACAAGGAGTATAACACCAATATCACCGTCGGCTCTGCTGCCACCGTTTGGATGCAGTGGAATTTGAACAAGGAAAACCCCGTTGCAATTGACTTTCAGGTGAATCTCGATAGCGTTTCCGGGGGCGCGCACGCCACAACCGTTAAACTGTATGGCTCAAAGTTTCTGCCCGCTACATGGGTAAAACTGGGAAATACGGTCACATGGAAGGCAACCACTGCCGACACGACTATACTTATGCCGCTTGGTGACACTACCCGCTATTATAATCATCTAAAATTAGAGGTTGTAAATGCTTCCGGTGACGTTACTACGATTGACTGGACCAAATTACACCTTTGGAAAAAGACTAATTAAAACCGATAGCAAATGTTGGTAACGTTTAATAGATCGTTTGCGGGATTTAAGGCCGGGGAAACCCGGCCAGTCCCAGACGGTGTAGCAATGGTACTCATCCGCAAGGGTTATGCTGCTGCACCGGATACCGCCGCGCCTGTCAAAAAACCACGTAAACCACGAAGCAAATAATGGCACTGATCGACCGTACATATTTCAACTTTGAGATCAACCTCCCGGTTAACTCAAACTCTGACCTGTCAAACTTTATTGATCGGTTCGAGCCGGAAATCCTGAAATCACTGTTAGGATACGAATTGTATACCCTTGTTGCAGCCAGTACGGAGGCATCCGGGCGACTGTACGACCTGATAAACGGCAAAGATTACACGGTATCTTATAACGGACGGGATCAAAAGGTGAAATGGAACGGCCTAATAAATACGGACAAAGTAAGCCTCGTCGCTTATTACGTCTATTATCAGTACCAACGTTGCAAAGCTACGTTACCCGGCGCATCCGGTGAAGTGAAACTAAGGCATGAAAACTCGTTTAATGCAGACCTTCACGTTAAGATCATGGACGCATGGGGACGGATGCGGGAACTGTACGGGTACTCTGGACAATCTGAATTACAACCATCGGCATATAACTACCTGATGGCGAATAAATCGGATTACCCGGAATGGATTTTTACCGAGATTGGATCAATGAATGCATTTGATATATGAGCAAGTACCGCCCAATAGTCGACATTATCCGGGACGTGGTAACGTGCATGTCCAGTGAATTGCCGTGCTATTACGAACACGGGCACAGGATGGAGATCATCAATATCCTATCGCAAAAGTCGGCCAATGTTAACCTTAAGTTCGAGAAATACCCGCTTATCGCGTTATTTCAGGACTTTAAGGAAGAGGTTACGCTGTCTGGCCGGGACGTGAGTTTGAACCTTGCCATTATCACCGATACGCGACCTGAATGGATGGCCAGCGAAAGGCAGATTGAAACCTTCGATAAAGTCCTGTACCCGTTATGGGACCTGTTTTTCAAATACCTGAAACGTTCGCCGTACATCGATCAACTTGAATTTGTGTACGACAAAACGGATCGGATGTATTGGGGTAAACAGGCAGCCGATGGGACGGAAAGCAATTTATTTAACGATACTATTGACGCTATCGAAATTGAGAATTTAAAACTGCACATAGTTGAAAAATGTTAAAAACGAAATATTATGAGTTGTGAAACACCGTACTTCAGCGGTTTAGGCAATTGCCAAAAACTGCTCGCAAAGGTTGCCGGGGTTGGGATCACTCTGAAAGGCACCACGTTTACCGATGCGACCTTTATCGCAGAGGCAACGTGGAAGGCCGGGATTAGTACTTCCACCGCCGCCAACCGGAACACGATCATATTCCCTTTGAAGGTTTATGAAAAGACTACAGATGATCCGCAGGTTGACACCTCGAACCTCGGCATTAAGGACGTGACCAATAAGCCGGCACCTTCGATGGTTGGCTATCTGGATTGCGGCCCGTCCGATTACAAGGCTATCCATGATCTGGCCGGGACAAAGTTTGACGTTGTACTCTTCCTTGCCGATGGCACTCAGGTTGGCACCCGGAAATCAGACGGCTCGATCAAAGGCTTCCGGGCCAAACTGGAAACCCGCGCCGATCTTCCGTTGGCCGATGGGGCCCAGAACAGTTACCCGCTGTACCTGTTTTTCCGGGATGCCAAAGAGTTTGAGGAAATGGTATTGGTTGCTCCGGATTATACCTTGTATGATCTTATTGATTACGTACCCGTCGGGCTTGATCTAAAAGTAGGCGCATTGTCTGCCTCTACCGGACAGGTATCCATCACCGTCTACAAACGCGGAACTACCCAGCCATTAACCGGGTTGGTTGTGGCTGATGTGACCGTGCTTGAATCCAGCGGAACCGCAACGGTCGGAAGTACCGTACTGACGGAGGTAGGACAGGGCGTATACACGTTGACCATCCAAGAGGATACCGGCGGAACAGGTAACGCACTCGAGGCGGGCGAATGGGCAAAGATTCAGGTCGCTAAGATTGCCAGCACCTTTATTACCTACATGAGCGAGGTTGTTAAAGTAACTGCCACCTAATGGGTAACGTAACTATATCACCTCGCATGGCGCGGTTAACGTTTGAGCAGTTCAAAGTCTGGCACGCCCGGACACTACCAAACGACACCGTATCGGTTGAGGAGAGATACAAAAGCATCGGGGGAATGATACCGATTAAGCCGAAAGACCCCGAAAAAGTAACCACCAAAACGGAGAAGTAAGAATAGGGGGGGCTCCGGCTCCCCTTTTTTTATACCTATGGCAATGATCAGCGACATACGAAAGCGGATGAATGAGTTCACGGCCAATCTGGGAGCGGTAATAGCAGAATCACTGGACGAGAACCGAGAGGCCTATACCCGGATGAATCAGGAGCAGATGAATGTTTCTATGTTGTCAGACGGCGGGAGGATTGAACCACCGTACCGATCCGCAAAGTATGCCAAAGATAAAGGGCGCAACTACCCTGATCTGAAGCTGACCGGAGCCTTCCAAGCGGATATGTTTTTTATAACCGATGGAGAGGAGTTTTTTTTGTCCTCTGCTGACGAAAAAACCACTAAATTAGTGGACAAATACGGACCAAAGATTTTTGGGATTGCGCCATACTACCAGCCACAGGCTCAACGATTAGCGTTATCATCCATCGCTCGGAGGTTCAATAAGTTTGTTTTGAAAAATGGTTAAGTCAATCCACCACATAACGATCCGCGACTACTCACTGTTTGAGCAGACCGGAAACCCTGTTTACTTGATGCGATACCGGATACCACTGCACAGGCTATACCGTAAGCAACTATCCGCGCTGGTTGAACAGATCGCCGCCGGGCTGGGATCGGAAACGGATGAGACGGCCAAAATGCAGAAAGAATACCACCGCCTGAAATCGGTTATGAGGATACAGTTAATGGTTGCACTGTATCAGGCTGTTTACAATCTTTTGATAAACAAGGTAACGGTAGAAGGATGGAAGCAGGTTATCGGCAAAGGCAACAAAGGGGCTGACTATACCGGACTGATCGGGTACATGGATCAGATCAGGCAATATGCCGGAATAGATTTTGACCCGGATCATTGGGAATCGGATATGATTAACCTAAAGGAACTGATTGACCGGTGGACGGATAAATATAACGAGGCATTCGTGTTGCCTGAAGCCGGACAGGACACGGACAAACTGACCTTTTTACAAATCGTTATGGGTGTATTTTCCGTGCTAAACTTTCCGCTTGATGAGGATACGCGCATGGTAACGTTTTTCGAGATGAAACGACAGGCTGAGGAGATCGCTAACCGCTTAAAACTCAAAGAAAATGGCTGATAAAATTGATATACTGGTACCAAAGGAGTCTATTGATAGCATACTGGCCGCCGACAAAGCGATTACACAGCTCGATGTTGTGTACCGGCGAATGATCGAAGGGATCACCACCGGAACTAAAACGATGAAAGAAAACGTCGCCACACAAGAGCGGTTGGTAACGATTGAGAAAGAAGTAAAGAAAACAGCCGAGGAGCTTGATGCCGCATCGAAAAAACTGGCCGCATCGGAAAAGGCATTGGCTGACTTTGACAAGGAGAAATACGCTGCCACGCTCCGAAATAATCAGGCACTAAAGGATCAACAGCGTGGAGTACTGGAAATGGTGCAGGCCGAAAAGAAGCTAACCGGCACCATCGAAAAAGCCGAAGCCTCAACAAAGGCACTCACAGCGGAGCGGAAAAAACTGGACCTGGAAACAGTCGAGGGCACAAAGCGGTTAAAGGAGATCAATGAGCAGATTGACAAAAACACAAAGGTGATCCGGGAAAATTCAGATGCTGCCACAAAGCAGCGGATGAATATCGGGAACTACCGTTCGGCATTGGAGGGATTACCGGGGCCGCTTGGGGCCGCATCTTCATCCGTTAGTAGACTGGGGGCCGCGATGAAGGCACTATTATTAAACCCGGTTGCGTTGGTGATTGCAGGAATAACCGCCGCGCTGGCCGGATTGATTAAGGCGTTTAAGTCAACAGAGGAGGGAACGGACGCTATTGGCCGAACCATGAAAGCGTTATCTGGCGTTATGTCTGTACTTAAACAGGCTGCCCAATCGGTTGCGCTTGCATTGGCTGACTTACTATCTGGTAAATTTGGACAGGCCGCGCAGCACCTAAGGGACGGTTTTGGAGACATGGGTAAACGGATGAAGGAGGCTGCTTCGTCTGGCCGTAATTTATATGACGCATTAGATCAGGTAGGATCGGAAAAACTTGCTTATAATGTTGACGCGGTACGGGAAAAGATCGCACAACTAAGGACCGAAGCCGCCGAAACGACAAACGAAAAAGAAAAAGCGCGGCTACTTCGGGAGGCTATAACGTTAACCGAAGACCTTTATTCAAAAGAAATTGACTGGTCACGGCGAACAACAGACGCCACGTTATCAGATTTGGCTGTTAAGTATGGCAAATCAGCTGAAGAGTTGAAAGCCTTTACCTTATTGTCTTATGAGGAGCGCAACAAGCTGGCCGCAAACGATCAGAAACTGGCTGACTTTGCCAACAAATTGAATGACGAAGGGTTATCAAAACTTTTTATCCAGATTAACGAGGAGAGCCGCCTCCGCAAAGATGCCGCGATGGAAACCCTGCGAATGAGGAAAACAATCACATCCGCAGAGGAAACAGCAGGACGCGAGTCCGCCGCCGCCTATAAACAGCGAGTTGATGCACAGCGAAAGGCCATGCAAGAAAACGCAAAACTCGAAGCCGACGCGATCAAAGAGATGGCAGACGAGGACGCAAAGGCGCGTATAGATGCCGCCGCCGCCGCGATTGCCACTATTGACGCAGGCCGGGATACGGAGTTGGCCAGACTGAATGACTGGTATGCACGCGGGGCGATGGACTTTGAGGATTACGAAGCTGAAAAGTTACGGATTACCCAAAAGTATGAGGAGTTGATCCTGCAAGAGCAGCTCAGAACTATACAGGAGGCCGCGAAAAACAGCCTATTAACCACCAGCCAAAAAGCGGAATATGAGGCACGGGCCGCCGCGATAAGCCTGAAGCTATCCGATTTAGTCGCACAACGTCGAACGGATAACGACAAACAAAATACCGAAGCCGAAAAAGAGAATATCAAATCGGTAGAAGAGGCCAAAAAAGAGCAATTACAAAAAGACAAAGAGGCTGCAGAATTACGTAAAGAAATCCAACAGGCCGCTTTTGACCTTACATCTGAATTGGGTAACGCGATATTTGAGATCAATAATAGCCACATCGAAAAAGAGATTGCCGACATTGAACTGAAGCGGGATAAGGCGATACAGGCCGCCGGAGAGGACAAGGACGCTCAGGCAAAGATTAACGCGAAATACGATAAACTGGTTTCAGCAGAGAAGCTAAAACAGGCCAAAAACGACCGTAACGCCGCGCTGTTTAATATTGCCATAAACACCGCAGTAGCCATATCGAAGGCAGCACCCAATCCGCTACTGATTGCACTGGCCGCAGCGGTCGGGATCATTCAGGCCGGGGTTGTATTGAGCAAACCGCTCCCGACCTTTGCCAAAGGAACGAAAGGGAAATATGATACACCGGCTCAGTTTATTGCCGGGGAGGCGGGGCCGGAATGGATCGAAAAGAAAACAGGCGAAATGATGCAGGTAAACCGCCCGACGGTGTTTAGGAACGCTCGCGGAATGCGGGTCTACTCCAATCCAGAAGTTAACCGTATTAACCGCATGATGGCCGGGGGTGGATCATTTGCACCGGACTTCGATATGTCGGCTGTCATCCAGTCACAGGAGCGCGGCTTTGCAATGGTGGCGGGTGCGCTGTCACGCCAACGGCAATACATACACGAAAACGGCCGGGCGGTTGGCTACAAACAAAACGGGTACAAACGTAAATATCTGGAAAGGATGGTCGGATGAGAGCAATAGACTGGACACGCGAAGGAACAACGACACCAAGTAAATACCGGTTTGTACTGTCGTTTGTCCTGTATTCCGATAACGGCACTTTGGAGCTTGTTCATGCGCCGCTCGAATGGCAGGAGATCGAATTGATGATCAAGCGGGACGACCTTACGCACGGGGTGTATATTACCGCCGTTGTGGACACGCTCACTTTTATCCGGGAGGGTGCCGACCTGTTGAAAACACTTTACGCCGCCCGTGGTGTATTCGCATCGTGTAACCTTGCGATTTATTATCTGGACTATGAAACGCGGGAATACGTGTCCATGCCTTCAACTTATAAACTGGACTTTAACACCTATAGGCTGGTTAAACTATCGAAGTCAACAAACGGAGTGCAAATCAACGCGCTACCGGACGACACGATCAGTAAATTCAGGCAACGGTTGAACACTCCCATTAATCTTAACAATCTGAAAGGACTGTCCGGGTTTTCGATTACCGATTATACCAGCCTGAAAAAAACCATCACCACACCGGAAATTACAATCAATAAGACGGCGGTCTGGCATGACACCTTTGCCGAAAATCTTACCCGGTCAACATCTGGTGCCGGATACGCATATATCCCGGCAACACTCAACGGCGGGTCGGATTTTACAGAAGCCAGATCGGTAGTGTATTACGAATCAGAAAGTTATGACAGGACAAGGGGATTATTTGTTGAGAATGACACAGAACGGACAATCCGGATAACCGGAACCGTGAACATTGACATTAACTCAATAGTCGGCGGAACATCGCGAATTACAATAAGCCTACTGGTGTTGAACATTGACAACACATTATCCGCGACACTTGACGCGCAGTCATATACCGAAGGTGAAACGGGGGCCAAAACCGTAACCATTGACGAAACCTATACCTTGCCAGTTGACAAATCCATTATCCTGATCGGAGTTGCATTAGTTGACGGGGCGGGCGGGTCTGCTGTTAATGTTGACTTTTTGGGATCGGATCTGATCCTTACTGAAACCGTTGAAACTATACCAGCCGGATCGGTCGAGGGTATGCCGATTTACGAGGCACTGAACCGGAATTTACAGATCATTCTGGATAAGCAATTCCCGCTTTACTCTGAGTTTTTTGGCCGTACCGATGTGGTGTATAATACCGATGACGACACCTACGCATCGGAGGATCAACTCCGGTTCGCCAGCCTATTACCCGGTATCTGTTTTCGGGGCCAACCGCTCGCATCGGCTCAGTTTCCGGCAAAATTTATAGACCTGTTTAAAGCCGTAAAAGCCCTGTATTGTGTAGGCGGGACATTTACCGGGACAATCGCGACCGGGTTTATTTTCCGCATTGAGGAACTGGCCTATTTTTATCAGGATACCGAAATACTCGACCTGTCCGCGCGGGTGAATGAAGTTGAAATCGAACGGGAGCAATACAGTGAGGCGATGTTTGCCAGTCTAAAATCAGGATACAGCAAGTTCGATTATGAGGACGTATCCGGCCGGGGAGAATACAACACCACAAATGAGCGGACGACACCCGTACCAAATGATAACAGCTTCGATAACCTTTCGCCTGTCCGGGGCGACACGCGCGGAATGATGAAGCTACTATCCAAACCAATCAGTACAACCGGGGGCGAGGACGTGGCGGGCGATTCAGACGTTTTTATCCTTAAGACTCAGGCCGGTAGTGATTGGGATGCTGAAACGGATGAAAATATTACTATTGTCGGCAACACGTCACTATTCCAGTCGGGCAGTCTTAACCTACTTTATACGCCCGTGCGCAATCTGGTAAGGCAGGGACAAATAATCCGGGCCGGATTGAACTACAATCCGGGGTCAATTATCGCCTATCAATTATCCGAAAAGAATAACACGCTCGAGACGACCGGCGAAGGCTATACCATTGCCGAAAACGATGACATAACCGCAGAGGACTTAACGGCTCCGTTGTGGTATCCGGAACTATTGTCAATCGAAGTACCGTTTTATGAGCCGGACTTTGTCGCCATTGCAGCCAATCCGCTCGGATACGTTACGTTATCCGACACGCTGGCCGGTTGGATCATGGATATTAAATACAAGTTCGCACAAAATAAAGCAATCATTAAACTCATCCGAAAATGCTAACCATAAGCCGGGCCAATTCAATTCATTTTGTCAAAACAGACGGGCTCCTTCCAAATGCCGAAAATACCCTATCGTTTAATGAGCGGTATGGATCGTTTGGTATTCAGACCTACTGCCAAAAGTGGGATAATGCCGACGTTGTGACCGTGCAATGTGTATCCGATGATGACACCTTGCCGACCGTAGAGGTATTTGATCCATCGCTGGCCGGTACTATCGCGCCGGACTTGGTTGCTACCTATGCCGCTACTTCGGTTTTGGCTGAGCGGAATTACTTTGAGTTTGACGTGGACTTTTCCGGGTACACGGGCAAGCGGATACGGATACGCGTCACTCAGGGCACGGACGTTTGGGAAAGCGAGTATCAGGAGCCGATTGACATAATGGAGGAGATCAATGCAGGGGACATGGTCTGCATCCAGTACACCAATAAGGATAATGAGAGTAAGCTGCCAAACGTTCAAATTGACTATACTACTGGGATCGAGTTCTTTTTGTACGTAGAGGCCATTCTAAAGGATGTAGGCTTTTCCGGGGAGGATGAGGTATTCACCAATATTTCATCCAAAGTGCTGATTGAAAGCTCGCTATTTAAAACCCGAAAACTGGCTACGGCTGCCATCCCGGAATATCTGAGTGATAAGATCGCCATTGCCGGGAAATGCTATACTTTTTTGGTTAACGAACTGGCTTATACAACAGATGGGCTACCGGAGGTATCCACCACTGGATTAAACCAACGAGCTTTAACATGGACGCTTCAGCACAGCCAGATATTAGGCTTTACAACCGATGATAAATCAATACAATTACCCACAATGGACGGAATAATCACACGCAACAATAACGCGATTGTCAGTACATGGACATTTATCGCTCCTGCAGGATATATGATCCATACGGTTGTGGCGGGTCACGGGGTCGGATCAGCCGGGGAATATACGGTCGACATGGGTTACACGCTTCACGGTACGGACGTTCTGGATGCAATGACAGTACCGCTATCCGCAGTCAATACCACCGCCGGTATACATGATCAGGCCGCTTTTGAAACGGATACTACCGTTTATGTGGAGATCGCCGGAACCGGGGCGGTAGGGAAAATTTACGTTCAACTATTAAGAAATTCAGCATGAGAAAAATAGCATTACTCTTCATCATGGCCGGACTAACCGCCTGCGCCATTGGTCAGCAAAACATTACAGTAAATGAAATTCATGTCAACCATAAAGACGGGGTTACAATCAGTAAGCCGTCAACCGGGCTGAAATTCTGGGATATGCTCGCAAATCTGTATTACAAGGATTCGACGGGGACGGTGCGGCGGGTGTTAACCAATGCCGATGGGGTGCTGTATTTAGGGGATACGGTTGATTTGCTGGCAACTAAATATGATCTGGACACGCTCACTTTTCTGAGGGTGGAAACCGATCCAATCTACGCCGGAGATTCAGCCAATATACTGCATTATGGGGACACGGTTAGCCAGATCGCAACAAAATACGATTTGGACACGCTCACTTTTCTGAGGGTGGAAACCGA